TTTGTAAATTTGAGCAAACTAAAAATTTAATCAAATGGCAGAATTAACAGAAAAACAATTAGCAGAATTAAAATCAAAGTACGGAACTGTTTACACATTGACAGTCCCGATAAATGAGGATGAAACGGAATTTGCAACAGTTTATCTTCGTAAAATGGATAGACCTTGTTTTTCGTCTGTTCAAAAATTAGTGCAAACTGATTCGTTAAAAGCAATAGAGAATTTAATTAAAACTTTGTATGTAGGAGGTGACGATGTTACCAAGATAACAGACAATTTTGATGCTCTACATTCTGCAGAAGGTGCTTGTTTAGATATGATTAAAGCCAAGCAAGGTATTTTAAAAAAAAACTAGACGAGTACAGGGATTTATTGGGAGCGGATGAGTTAGCACAGAAAAATGCACTTATCCGCTTTTATTTTGGGATTAATCCTGAAAAATTAAATGATACACAATTTGCGAAACGATACGAAGAATTGATGTGGGTTTTAAAGTTCAATGGAACTATTGATGTAAAAAATGGCAAATAATATTGTAGAATATTTCTTACGGTTAAAAAATGATGGGTTTTCATCCGGCATAAAAAAAGCTACTGCTGAAACGGAAACGCTCAATAGTACTATTAATAAAACAAAGTCTAGTGTTTCGGGATTAGGTGCAGTTATAGGAACTGTTTTTACTGGCTACGTTGTAGGTGAAATAGTAAGAACAACTGCAGCAATGGAAGGGTTAAAAAATCAACTTAATTTTATTGGTGGTGGTAGTCGGCAGGGTGCAGAGGATTTTGAATATCTAAGACAAAAGTCAAATGAATTAGGATTGGATTTACAGGTAGCAGCAAAGTCTTTCGCTTCTTTTGAAGCTGCAGCAAGAGGTACTGAGTTGCAAGGCAAAGGAGTTAGGGACGTGTTTGAAAGTGTTGCGATGGCTTCAACAGTTATGCACCTATCAGTAGAGCAGCAAGAAGGCGCATTTATGGCTTTGCAGCAAATGATGAGTAAGGGTAAGATTCAAGCTGAGGAATTAAGAGGTCAGTTAGGTGAAAGAATACCCGGAGCATTTCAAATTGCAGCAAGGGCTATGAATATGACTACTTCCGAACTTGATAAGTTTATGAGTGATGGCAAATTATTAAGCGAAGATTTTTTACCAAAATTTGCAGCACAGTTAAAATCTGAGTTTGCAGGAGGCGTTGAAGCTGCTAGTCAAAGTGTAAATGCAAATCTTAACCGAATGAATACAGCTTTTTTTGAGCTAAAAAGCACGATTGGAGAAATGTTTTTGCCTGTTATAAATGCAGTAATACACGCTTTTGTTGCCTTTAGCAATGCGATGAATCAAAACAAACCCTTGTTCACTTTTTTAATTACATCATTCACAACATTGGCAACAATATTCACAATAGTTATTGCAGCACAATGGGCACTGAATAAGGCAATGGCATTTGCAGCAGCATTAACAGGGCCGGCAGGGTGGGTTTTGCTAGCGGCAGCGGGAGCTGCGGCATTGGGGGTTGGCCTATACGCTGCAAAAGAGGCGCAAGACCAATTAAACGCAGCTAGATTGGCAGGTGCAGGAATACAAGGCGCAATTAGCCCAATGTCAGGAATGGCTAAACAGACCGGTCAAGTCAGCAGCAAAAAATCGAGTACAAAAAGTAGCGGTACTTCTATTAATGCTGTTGAAGCTAGAAAGTCAACTAATTTCAATATTGATATGGGTTCTTTGATTGAGAACTTTACTATTTCAACTACTAATATCAAAGAAAGCACAACAGCTATAAAAGCAAAAGTAACTCAATCTTTAATTGAGGCGGTTAATGATTTCCAAATTCTCGCAACGAAATAATGGCACTAAATTTTCAGATACCAAAAAACAAAAAGAATCAGGATTTAAAAACCTTGCAAAGTGGTTTTGGAATTCCGTTAAAGGCTTCATTAGTGCCTACTATTCCAAACTTTCCATTGGGTAACTTTCCTGAAGGTATCACTACTTTTGGAACTTATTACTACGATTCATTATTTATAGAAGCACCTAGTTATGAGGTTGCAAGCTACAATGAAACGGATGGAAGCTATACAAGTGTTTTGAATAACATCGTATTTTCGCCGGATGCAATTACAACAGATGAAGGGTTAAAATCAGGTGTTTTAATAAAGGGGTGCGTTGTTGATGTTATGGCAACTAACAACATAGTAAAAACGGAAATTGCAGGACAAAATGGAACTGTTAAGGAGTACATCAGTCAAGGCGATTATTCAGTCACAATAAGAGGTTTTTTCTCAACTGTTTTACCTGATTTGTACCCACAACAAAGAACCAATTTACTAAACTATTATTGTTCAGCACCTGTTTCACTAAGCATAGTAAACGATTTCTTAAATTCTATTTTTAAGATTAACAAAATAGCTATTGAAAGCTACAATATATTCCAACAGGAAGGCGTAAGAAATGTGCAGTATTTTCAGATTAACGCAATAAGTGATAGTGACTTTGTAATTAAGGAGGAAAGTAAATAATGCTAAGATTGCAACAAAATGTTTTAATTACACAAGTTCCAACGGATAAAGAACCGGACAGAAACAAGGTGTTGTATTTTCCTGCAATTAACGAGGTGGTAATAAATGAAACATTTGATGACTTAACAAACACAGCACAGGTAACACTTCCTAGAAATTTAAAGTTTGAAGATAGAAATATTTATGAGGGTGATAATCCGTTAATACGCAGGGGCGATAAAATAAAGCTAAGTGCAGGATACGCCCCAAACATGGAAATAAGATTTGAGGGGTATATTTCTAAAATTGACAACAATGTTCCGGTGGTTTTGAAGTGCGAGGATGAAATGTGGTTTTTAAAACAACAGATAGTAAAAAATATTTCTGTTGCAAGTATAGACCTGCAGGAGTTAATGGAAAAGGTAATACCGGAGGATATTTTTAACAAGTCAGGATTAGAGGATATAAAGGTTTTAGATGCTACAAACTTAGGCTCAATAAGAATTAACGAATCAAGTGTTGGCGTTGTTTTAAAAAAGATAAGGGATGAATTCGGGATTTACTCTTATGTTCAAAACAAAGTTCTATACGTTGGATTAGCATACTACCCCGACATAGCCAAAGAAGAAACTTTTTTATTCGAGAAAGTAATTATTGACAGTAATTTAGAGTACTTAAAAAAGGAAGATGTAAAAATTAAAGTCAAGGGTGTTTTAATAAAGTCGGACAATACAAGAGAAGAAATTAGTGTTGGCGATGAAGATGGGGATTTAAGAACCGTTTTTCAATACGGTGGGACTGTTGACGATTTAAAACGTACAATTAATTCATTTTTGGAACAGTCAAACTATACCGGATATTATGGTTCATTTACTACTTTTTTAGAGCCTAAAGTATCGCATGGGGACTATGCTGTTTTAAATTCTTACAAGTATCCTGAGCGCAAAGGAACGTATTTAATTAAATCGGTGACAACTACGTTTGGTGTTAATGGTGGTCGGCAGGAAATTGAATTAGAAAGGAGGATTGCATAATGGGAAGCGAAAACAGAGATTTAGCGGAGGCAATTAAAAAGCTATCGGGATTCGAAGATTTGACAGAAAATTCATTTGCTTGCAAAGTTTCGAATGTTGATACTACCAAGTACACTTGTGATTGTTCACCTATAAATGGGGATGCTGATTATTTAGGAGTAAAGTACAACGCAAACGGATTAAAAGGATTTGTTTTAGAACCAAAGGAGGACAGTGTTGTTATAATTACAGTTACGAGTGAAACTACTGCTTATGTGAGCATGGTAAGTGAAGTTGAGCAGATTTATTTGAATGGTGATGGCGATGGTGGACTTATTAAAATAACAGATATTACAAACGAACTGAATAACAGATATACCGTATTGAAAAACATTTTTTTAGCAATAGCAACAGCAGCCGACACAGGAATATCAAGTGCAGGTGGAACACCCGGGGTTGTTACAGCGTATAATGCAATACAGGCTACATTGACAAGTTTAAACAAAACAGCATACGAAAACACAAAAATAAAACATGGCAGCAGCTAGCGATATACTTCAGAGCGTAACAACAGGTGATTATGAATGGTCGGCAAATGGCGATTTTACCATTGGCCTATCAGACAATCAACATCAAGTTGATATTGTCCAGTCTAATAAAGGGAGCTGGAAGCAATACCCATTGTGCGGAGTTGGGATAAATAATTATCTTAACGCATCCGGCGCAACAATGCAATTAAAAAAGGAAATAACCACACAATTAACAACTGACGGATACTCGGTTAATGATATTATTTTTAGTTCAAACGAAGTTGATAGTTTCACAGTAGATGCTATACGAGGTTAAACAAACAGAAGATATTTACGATGTAGCTGTAAAATTGTATGGCTCAGTTTCATATTGTGTAAAGCTATGTGTTGACAATTCTATTTCCCTAACTGATGACATTGCTCACCTAACTTTAGAATACGATGCCACAATAAAAAACAAGGTAAATGTGGAGTTTAGATTGAATTCAATTCCACCGGTAGTTGACAATTCATATTTTATTAAAGAAGGGCAGAGCATTTATGACTTAGCCTTAATGATGGGTTACGGAATAGAAGGAATTGTAAATTTTATGAATGTATCAGGTTTAACAGACCTAGATAATAACGATATATCCGGCCAACAAATAGTAGTGCCAAAAATAAAAACAAGACTTTCGCAGTATGTACTTTTGAATAATATTAAATTCGCTACCGGATTTGTAGGTGAGAATTTTAGGTTGTTAGAGGATGGCGGATTCAGACTTTTGGAAAACGGTAAATTTAGACTTTTAGAATAATGGCAAATGAAAAAATAAGCGGAATGTCCGCAGCAGCAACCTTAACAGGTTCTGAATTAGTGGAGGTTGTTCAAAGTGGGGATAATGTAAGAACCACCACTCAGGCAATAGCAGACCTAGCAACAGGAAGTGGAGTTACCGGTACAGGAACAACCAACAAAGTAGCCAAATGGACGAGTTCATCAGCTTTGGGCAATAGTTCAATTGACGATTTAGCAGCAGGACTTTCAGTAGCTAAATCGGCAGCAGGTGGACAATACATTAATTTAGTAGTTGATAACACCGATGATGATATTGAAGTGCAACTAAATTTGCACTCCAATAATACTGCTACCGTTTACCTAGCTAATTTATTCATAGCCGACCCAAACACAGCTTCAATAATAGGACTAACCCAAGAACTAGACTTTATCAATTTAGGATTCAATGCAGGTGGGACTGATACAGTTAGCTTAAGGATGGAATTTGGAACACTCTACCACAAAATAAATAATATTGATTATTTAGAAATGTACACCGATACGGTTTACATCGGGGACAGGTCGCAAGGGGCTTATCTTAATATTGACAGCGCAGGGAAACTAGTTGGCATTGGAGATGCGTTAGGGGTAAACAACGGCAACTATATTTCGGTTGACGATGCTGGTGACATAATTACATTTAACTCTCAAAAGATATTCGTAAACGGGACTCAGGCATTTAGCGGAACAGTGTCTAGCCCATCATCAATAACAGTAATAAACGGACTGGTAACAGATTGCACATAATGACACCACAGGAAGCACAAATACATTTAACTAGATTGCTAAAAGCAGTTGAAAAAGCAGTTGATACATACGATGAATTAGTAGAACTAAGAAAATCGTTTAATTGCATCAAAACAGAACTTTTAAAAGATGAAAAAACTACTGATACTACTAGCAATACTAACAATTAGTTGTTCTCAAAAAGGCTTAAAACAAAGAGAAACACACGCACCAAAATTCAACAAGTCACACTATAAAAAACCGTTTTAATGAACGAAAAAGTTTTAAAATATTGGTTGTCGGCTTCACCTGAATTAATACTTTGGGGCTTTCTTTTTCTTTTCTCA